CTTGATTAAAATCAGGAGTATATTACCCGTGCTTAGCTTACAATTTACGAATTTAATTAAAATGGGAATTTGATTGTAATGATTTAGATTTGACAATTCGATTGCTTAAAAGAATCCCACTTTAATAATAAGCTCCGTTGATTATAAATACACTCGCAAAGGACGAGTCAAGCGTATTTTAGACTAGAGCAATTATTAGAGAACAATTGGTCTTTTGGATTTCGATTAATGCGACGTACCGCATGTTATAGATCCCAATATTTTTAAAAGTACCCTTAGTTTCAGCACGTACCGGCGTGTAGGGAGTTGCTTCCCGTGATTTATATAAGGCTATGCTTTTAAAATGAGGCATTTAGATTGATAATTTCAACTTTTTATTTATTTTTGTGATTGTTATTGAATAGCTTAATAGCTACTGATATTAACCCTTTTCTTATTATAATGTTTAATTACAACTTTTTAGGAGAAACAATCACGAATGCAACACAAGGGTTCTGGTTATTGGCATTATTGTCAATAATTTCAGTTGTGCGTAAAATGCACATAAACGCAACATGTCTTCTTTCCCAATCTGGGAAAGAAGAGCGTAGAGCGAAATATGAGTCGAAGAAGGTTAACAATCGTAAGGCTGAAAAGCGTAAAGCGATTGCTAACCAACAGAGACACAATTATGTTGCGGAATGCCAAAAACATTCTGCCAAGAAAAACAACAAGAAACAGAGTTCATCTAAAATTCTTTTTAAATCTCAATCTGGTGAGGATGAGAATATTGGTAAGAATTTTGGAGAATTTGTTTTTTCTCGTGTGCAATCCTTATTTAATGCATCAAATGATAAATTTAATGCAATGGATAAGGAACGTATTAGAGAATATTTAAATAACAGCAAAGATTGGATGAATACTTCATTCGATACTTTAATCTCAAAAATCGATTTTGATTTTGAAAAACATTATACAGTATTTGGACACTTACGAGCATGTAAGTTGACAAAACAGTTAATGTTGATTTTTGATATGTTAGTATCATTGGAGGTTTTGGAAAATTTTACGATTAAAATTAAAGGAGTTACGTTTTTTACACCTAGTAAATTAGGAAGAAAAACAAAACCCTTTGATTTGTTGGATGCTTGTTATGAATTTTATCGTTTATTTATTAAAGCTTGTTTAGCTTTTCCTGAGAAGGGCTTTAAAGCTTTTTACGAAGATGCTATTATTGGCGTTTTCGAGGAAGATTATGCTTATGTTTTATCAAATTATATTTTGTTTGAGACAGGCAAAAATTGTGGTGTTGAAGATATTAAAGAATATGATTTACGTTTGGAAAGAGCAATAGAAGCTGCTCTTGTTAGTATTAAAGCTAACAATGAGAAAGCTTATTATACTCCAAAATTGAGGGAGTTAAAAATTTTACAAGCCAAACGTATTGCTTCACAAAAAGATTTCATAAGAATGAAACCTTATGGAATTCTTTTATATGGAGGATCATCAGTTGGAAAGTCTTCAATAGCTAATGCTGTTACACGTTATGTTTTGAAAGTTAATAATTTTCATTCATCAGCCAATTCGGTTGTAGTTTTGAATGAAGGTGATAGTTTTCAATCAGAATTTAGAACACACCATACAGGTGTTATTCTAGATGATTTGTGTAATAGCACAGTTGAACATACGGATGGGAATCCGTTATTGAAGGTAATTCAATTTATTAATAATTCACCACAAGCTGCATTAAATCCGAATGCAGAATTGAAAGGGAACATTATGATTGAACCTAGAGTTGTGTTAGCTACAACAAATGTAAAAGATTTGAATGCTGCACAATATTCTAATGAACCATTATCGGTTGCAAGGAGGTTTGATATTACTGTCACACAAACAGTGCGAGAGGAATATCAATTACCTGATTCGAATATGTTAGATACCAGTAAAGTCGAGAAAGACTTTGCAGGTTCTGCGTATCCGGATTTTGCTTTATTCACATTAGAAAGACCTATACTACATTCTGGAAATATTCGCCAGGGTAATAGTAAGGTTCAACGTGTTACGTATGTACCGATTATTTTCAAAGGTAAGAAAATGTGTAACGTTAGTTTACGCGATTTCTTAGAATTTTTGAAAGATAATACGGCAAAGCATTTTGCAGAACAACGAAGTTTTGTAAATACACAACGTAACAATGTTGATATCGAATTGGATGACGAAGGCTTTCCTGTAGGTATCAACAAAGATGATGATGTTTTAGATTCCGAGTTTGGTATTTTTGAAAATTTATTTCAAAAGTACTATGATTTGGAAGATTTAATTTTGCAAAGATTGAGTAATTTAGTATTTTTTATGTTAAATATTCAATTATGTAAGAAGTGGATTATGAATAAATATTTTAGTAACATGTATATTAAAATGATTGTGATTTACACA